TCCAACTATTTGATATATCATACATTAATTCGACTCCTTTGTCAAGAAGCAATTAATTTCAAAAATGTATTGACAAGCCCTTGACAACTTGGTATAACAGCTATGCTGGGGTTGAAAATGAATAGATCTAATGTATAGTATCTGTATCAGGTTCACCAAACTCTTCCCACATCTCTTCATCTTCAATTTCTTTTAGTTCTTGATTAGTTGGTGGGAGAACCACATCCTCATCCTGAGCATTTGCTTTCTTAACACAATATTCATAAAACTTAGTCAATCCATAAGATGCATTTGTTAAAACTATGATTTGAGATTTTGGTACGTCATAGGTGTCATTTTCAGAAAAGTGAATCCATTTCTGAAGAGCCAGTGCCTCCTCTAAACCATTTCTAGTTGCCTTTGGATATGCATTTAGTTTCATAGGTTTTACTATACTGACAGTATCACCTACTGGATTATGTACTACATCACAAATGATTTCTTCACCACTGGATAGTTTTAGAATTTTTGTGTTGTTAGTCATTTTACTTTTATCCTTTTGATTTCATAATCAAACTGTTCCTCATTGTATATATTTATTCGTTCCATAAAATGATTCAGGGTAAAATTGCGTTTTGACTTGTAGGTAAAGTCGTCACTGATGTCGAATAAGGTAGCGGTATCTTTACTATCTCCAACTCGCAACCCTCTTCCAATTGACTGCAAAACCCTAATGCGACTCTTAGAGGGGGAAGAGAACACGATGTTGTGCAGATTGCGAATATTAATACCAGTAGAAAAAGTACCATAGGACGCAATAATAATCGCATCATTCTCTTTCTCAGTGATGGCACGAATATCCTCTCTCGTTTGCGTGTCCGTTCCCCCATGAACATAGAATATCTTCCTGTCGTACTGTTTGTTCAGTCTGGCCTGTGCAGTCATCATCAAGTGTAAGTTATTTCCATGTTTCTCTACAAACTGAAATAGTATTAGTGTATTACCTTTTATTGCTCTTGTCAACCCTATAATAAATTTATTTCTTTCTGTATGACGTACAATATAATCTACCTCATCCTGATAGTTCATATCCTTTACTAATTTACATTCACTTTCTGGATAAGATAAAACCAAAGCTTTAATTGAAAAGTTTGCAAGTGTTTTCTTGTCAATTAGTTCCTTTGTGGTGATAACTTTATTTAGACTACCGAACAGTCCTTCTAATACAAGTCTGTGTGTTTGCATACCATCCAGTGTACCTGTCAATCCAAAACGATACTTACATAAATGTAGTTTGGTTAGAATAGAAGTCAAGGATTTAGATTTAAATAAATGGGCCTCATCTCCAATTACACAACCAAATTGTTCAAAGTAACTCTTAGGCATTTTATAGAGAGATTGCCATGTAGATATTACAAGTTTCTTTTCTACTTTTCTATCATATCCACTATATACTTTTTGCATATATGCATCTAACCATCCATAATCAATAAAGTCAGAATACATCTGTTCTACCAAAGATGTTGTGGGAACAAGTATTAGTATCTTATCCTGTTCTGTCTCTGATAATAACATCTCATAGTATCTTACAAGTATGTAGATAATAAGCGACTTCCCTGAAGCAGTAGGACTAAGCAACAAAGCACGATGTTTTCTAATTGCGAACTCCACTGCATTAACTTGGTAGTCACGAGGTTTGATAGATTTTCCATTGGATCGTATGTTAAGCTGTCTAATGAATCCATTAAGTATTTGTTTGTCGATTTGTTTTTCGTCATCTAGTTCCTCACTTACTGTATAATCTTCCTCAAAGTCATCAAGGTATTTCTTTAGATATGGCAATAGGCCTATGTACAGTTCACCGTTTGATGGAGAAAAAAGTCTAATCTTTCCATCCCAAACTCTGTTTCTGTATGCAGGCATAAACCTAGCGCCAGGCACTTCAAAAGTAAAGTAATCTGACAACATCCTTGCAATGGATGGTTCAGTCTCTACTCTAAGAAATACTTCATTTTTCTTTGAGATTGTTGTCACTAAATCGCACCATCTACAAACTTACGCCATGCGATTGCATTCTTAATATTCCATTGTCTATCAGATACATTCTTCATAATAGATTCACAAGTAGATACACACATCTCATAGTATTCTATAAGTTGTTTCAGTTCCACTAATTCTTTATCTGAATCTAGATAGATATGTAAATCTGCTTTTAATACTTTATGATCGAATGGATTATCACGATACACTTGAGGGTCAGATTTACCTGAATAATATTCCCACTTTTTTCTTTTGAGAATATTGTATTCACCTCTCTTCATAATGAGAAGTTGTTTGTAGTTGTTTAAGTGATTGAGATATTTTTGGTGGAGAGATGCGTTTCTCAGAGACTCGTCTGCGAGTTCTAAGTCATCCATCTTCAAGTCTTTTTCAGCCATTTGCTGAAGTTCATCTAGTTTCATTATATTATCATCCTATAGAGTGAGCAGAGATTGGTTGGAACTTACTGTTCTATATTATCTCTTACCGTTGAGAGACTCAAACTGATACTGCTTAAGTACACCTTGTCTGCTCGGTATATTTATAAACTTTCAAATTCGTACAAGTCGTATTTCATGGTTACAGTTGCAGTTAATTGTTCTGTATCTGTAATCTGTGAATTATAGGCAAGTCCACTAAGTGCAGTTGGAAAACAATTAGTAAAACTAATTCTTGTCTTTGCATTATTCTTATTAGTAAGAATGGTAAGTGTTGCATCACTCATTAATGATGATGGTTGTCCAACACTTTTTCTTTGTGTATCTATAGAGGGTTCGCCAGGGCGTGTTTGTGCTTCTGCAGCAAGAGCCGCAGTAAATTGTTCATTGTCTTTAGGAAATCCAATACCAATCATCCAATCATGTATTTCACGATAATTAGATAAATCTTCATTTACTAGAAATGTAATTTCTAAATCTTCAAAATCTATAGTGTCACCCATGAATGCAATAGTTTTGAATCTTGTATTAACAGTTGCATCACCTGTAAAACTAATGCCAGGCAAATTTACACCTGTTACAAAATATTCTACATTGGGTATCTTCAACAATTGAAATCTGAATTGTGAAGGTGACGCAAAATCCATGTTTGCTGGTTGTCTTTGTAATGGATTAATTTTTGTCATAGTGTTCTTCCTTTACACTATTTATAACGAAAAAAGGGGAGCATTTCTGCTCCCCCTGAGTTTTGGTTGCTTGAAACAACTCTTATTACATAATGTTGACGACTTGTACTCTTCTGTAGTATACGTTGTCGTTGGCTGTAAGAGCTCCGCCTCTGACGTTTGCACCACCAGCAAATGGGTTTGCAGTAAGACCGTAACGTGTCTTGAAACCAATTTTTGGCTGGAATGTGTTCTCACCCACTGCACGAACCATCTGTAGTGGAACGTATGGGCAGTAGAAAAGACCTGCGTCATATGGTGAAGTACCTTTATAACCCACTGTGTAGTACTGTTTTTCAGCACCGTTTGCGGCATATGGGTCAATATACACTTTGTAACGTCCGTTAAGAACACCAGCGAAAGTGTTACCAGCATCATCAACATTCAAGTTGTTGTTGAGGGCAGGAGCGTAATCAAGAACACCAGCCATCTGAAGTGCAGAAGCGACATCAGAAGAACAGATAATCATGTTACCCTTACCTCTACGAGTTTCGATTGCAATTTGGTTAGCATCTCTCTCGACTTGGAACATAAGTCCTTTGAACTTTTCAACGCTCCAACGTCCGTTTGAGTCAACGTCCATGTCGAAGATACCAGCGTTTGCAGTATCAGTTTGTGCGCCTGGCTTTGCAGTTACATAAACAGTTCTTACGACTTCTCTGTTGATTTCAGAAAGAATTTCTGAAGAAAGAATGTTTGCAAGTTCTGTTTCTGCGTCAAGACCGTGAATTGCTTTAAGGTCTTGTGCGAGTTCCATTGTGTACTCTGCCTTAAGCGCTCTTGATCTTGCTTCAACAGTTTGCTTCTCGATTGAGAATGCCATTTCTGCAAAGTGGTTAGAACCTGAGTCGCCTTTGGCTTCTGCAGCCGCAGTTGTCATACCAATACCAGTTACATATGTGCCTGGAGCAGCATCGTTAAGAACAGCAGGGTTAGTACCTTGCATTTGAGTGTTACCACCTGAGAAGTCGTTATCGGCTTCGTCATAGAATGCTTCTGTACCAGATTGGTTAGTATAACGTGAACGCATTGCAAAGATAAGTCCAGTTGGGCCAGTCATTGGCTGAACACCGGCAATATCATATGCGATAAGGTTAGGCATCGCTCTCCTTACGAGAGAGATGAGGATCGGATCCCAATTATCAACGGCAGAACCAGTTGCGTTAGTTGGGGCAGCTTCGCCGAGGAAACCTCTATCCTCGTTGAGAGCAGCTTCTTGGTTTTCTAGGACAAGAGTGGTTACAGCCTTACGATAAGAGTCTTTGATCTCTGGAAGATCGTTATGCTCTAGGACTGGCTGCCACTTTTCCTGTAGATGTTCTGTTTTGAACATTTTAGTTTCTCCTTATTGAGTTTTCTTATAATATTTATAAAAAACTAACTTTTGATTAGTTTTTTGTCCGCTTTACATTTTTACTGATTGCAGCCATGTAAGTGGACATTGCACCAGTTGTATCGTAGGACTGTCCTTCTTCCGAAGCACTGTCCACAGATTCAGCGACAGTTGTTGCTTTAGGGAAATAACTTTCCTTGAGCTGGTCGAGTTTTTCTTTGAAAGACTCTTCATTTGAAAAATCTACCTCTTCTGCAAGAGACTTAAACTTTTCTACCTCTGTATCTGCGAGGTCAGAAGAACATTCAGTAAATACTCTCTCACGAACAAGAACGTCATGTGACTTTTTCAACTCAGCACTCTTTTCAATTTGTTCGTTGAGTTTTGCTTCAAGTTCATCAATCTTCTCAGACTGTTGACCAAGAATGTCGTACTTCTCATCTGGAACATCAACATAATGCTCTTCAAACAGAGCCTTGAGTCCAGAGATAAAGTCCTCTGCGATTTCGCCTTTCAAGCCACGCTCGATTGCGATTTCGTTTTCTTTCATCCACTCTTCTACAACATAGTTCATGTAGTTGTCAACTTTTTCAGTCAACTCATCACGCACTCTGTTGATTTCTTCAGCGACTTCTTGAACTTTATCTTGTTCAATTCTTTCGACTTCAGAACGAAGTTTAGATTTAACAGCGGCTTCAAAAACTGTAGCAGCCTTAGTTTTAAATTCTTCAGAAAGTTCCTCATCTTGTGTAAGAGCAGAAACGTCCTCAGATACATCTACAGAAGCGATGCGCTCATCAAGAGTAGATTCTTCAACCTTTGCGTCTTTCGACTCGGCTTTTTCTTCTTCCTCTTCTTTACCCATCATCTCCATCTTGTTATACATGGCCTTGAGTTCTTTTGCTTTCATGCCTTCCATTTTTTTCATCATTTCGGCTTTCATCATTTCTTTAGTCATGGCCATTTCCTCTAACTCCTCACCGTCATGTTCAATTTCGGTTTCAGCAGCAAGAGGTTCTTTAATAGCAGTTGGTTTGTCTGCGCCTCCGGCGTCTTTTGCACCTTTGGTTTGAGCATCAGAAACTTTCTTCATCTTGTCACCTGCTTTTGCAGATCCAGATTCCGCTTCTGGTTTCTCTTCACCGGCACCGCCGAGGTCTTGGACTTCACCCTCTACTTTATCCATTGAATCACCTTTTGCGGCACCCTTCTTAGGGGTATCCTGAGCCATCTCATCGAGCTCGCTCTGAACTTCCGCTTCTAGTTCCTCAATTGTCTTGTCTAGTTCTGACATTGGGATTTCTCCTTGAGTTTTGTTATCTTTACATATTTATAATAATTAAAGTTTCGACAAGAATTTTGCGAATTCTAGAGCGGAAACATTAGATTGTCTCCTTCTAACACCCTCATTAATTCTGTCTTTGATATTTTGTATCTCTACCTCTTTCAACAATCCATTATCCCAAACCCACTCTTTACCTTCCATGATACCTTCAACGAAGGCCTGAGGTGCAGAAGGGTCTGCAACAATATCTGCCGCAGTGGCGAGATAAAAATCGTCTTTCACATAATTTGCACCACCTTTATTTTCCAGTGAACCCATACCTCTTGAAGAGACACCAAGTTTACCACCGTCTTTGATTAGTGCTTTCGCAATTTCCCCCATCGGAGTAGAGAGCAATTTTGCCTCACCAACGAAGTTCTTTCCATTCGCTTCCAGTTTTGTGATCATGTGCGAAACCCTGTCAAGATTGACTGTTGGGCCTTCAGGGTGTCCAAGTTCCCCAAATGCACGACCTTCAGCAACAAATTCTTTATTGTAACGAGTGACTTCTTTCTGAAGTACACCCATTGGATAGACACGACCATTTCTATTTTTCTGGTCGGCCTGCATGAAAATTCCACGAATCTTCATTTCTTTTTTATCGCCTTTTTCTTCAACGATATATTCTACGTCTTGTATCTGTTCTGCAATAAGTTTCATGTTAGAACCCCGCCGAAACTATTGGAGTAATTTTAAAATCGGATGCACCACGCATTCCAACTCCAATATCTGTATGGATAATAACACCAGAGTTTGCATTAATTCTTATTGAGCCTGTGTCACCATCATCGTCTGCATTTCTAATTGTAACCACACCTTTAGAACCATTATTGAATACATAATGTGCAGTAGCGGTTTTACCCTTAGTGCTTCCAGTGGCCAGTGCTTCTTCTGCTCCAATTATTTTCATGTTACTCTTCCTAAATTGATAATACTTCTGCCTCAAAATAGTCCATTAGTTTCTTTGGCGGAACTTTAAACTTCTTAGAGACATTATTTATTGTTTTGTCAAAAGTATTTAGGAAATCTGAAGGTTTAGACTCCATCTCCTTAAAAATAGCGTCAACGGCATCTTGTAGTTTAGGGGATAGTTTTTTATATTCCCTAGACTTCTTATGCTCATCCTTTTCTGGTAGTTCTTGTGCGAACTCTGAAAAAGGTTTACTCACTATCTTCTACCTCTGGTATGTGATGTGTAACGAATGTTTTCGCAACATCTTTTCTTTTTGTTTCCAATGCATCACCTACTTTTGCAGAAAGGGCTGCATTGAAATGTGTTTCTGCTGAAAGGTTGTCACCGTCACCAATCGCATTAACAAAGTCTTTTACTGAATCCATCATTTATCTCCTTTTGAGGGGTCATTATGAGCGAACATACCATCATCTTCTGGAGCTCCCATATCACCACCTTCTTCATCTTTTATTTGGTTTTCAATATCTTGTATCTCTTCATCATTCATACGAAGAACATTCTTGCGTACATATTCTTTAGAGAAGTAAGTACCCACATAACTTTCAATCTGGCCTAACATATCTAAACGGTTCTGTAGAATTTCTGCATTCTTTAGTTCCGTAAAGTGTCCATCTTGCATAAAGTCAAACTGGATATGCTCTTTCATCGTATCCCATTCTTCTACTGCAATAACACCTTTGAGAACCAACTGTGTTTTTAGAATGTCCATAAACAATACTGAAAACTTCTTACGAAGTTTCTGTACGAACTTTGTAAACTTCAGTTCGTCACGAGTAATGTTATCAGAACGTCCAATAGAGAATGAGTTCTCTGCCTCAAGTCTTGAGATAGGAACATTTAATGAACGATAAAGTTTGTTTTGGAAGTATTTGATATCATCAATCTCACCAAGGTTTGAACCGCCAGGCAAGGTTGTGATTTCTGTACCTCTACCACCTTCTCTACGAGGAAGCCAAAAATCTTCCAACATAGACATATGATTTCTATCGTCACGAATCTCACCTGTCTTTGCATCGTAAACTAATTTGTTACGATAACGATTCATAACATCTTTTAGATACGCTTCTGCTTTTACTTTAGGTAAGTTACCAACGTCAATATAAAAGATACGTCTTTCAGGCGCACGAGAGATACGATAGATAACTAGTGCATCTTCAATCATACGCAACTGATTGACAGGTTTGATTGCTTTGTTTAGATACGAGATTACTGTACCTCTGTGCATATCAACTACACCAGAAGGACAGTATGCAACTGAGTCTGCTGTAATCTTTATACCAGAAGTCGTTCCAGTATTTTGATCCATACCTTTTTCATTGTAAAGATAGTAATCATCAATACTCTTTACTAAATCCAAACCTGTTTTTGGATCTTTTTCTTTTCTCTGTTCTCTGACCTTCTTAATCTTACGAGGGTCAATGTAACGTAATTCTTTAATACCCTTTCGTGGAGCCTTTGTATCAATTACCTTATGATAATAGATACGTCCATCTACATACCATCTTCTAAAAATATCATGTCCTTTTGCATTGAAATCCATCAGACGCAAAACTTCATCAAATTCTTCACGAATTTTTGCCTTGATATTTCTGGAAAGGTCTAGTCTGTCAAGGGAGAGTGAAACTGATTTGTCTCTTTCATCAGAGACAATCGCTTCGTTTGCGATATCTTCAATTGCACCATCACATTCTGGTTGTTGTGCAATATCACGATATCTTCTTATTAAGTCAAGTTCATTTCTATCACGACCATCCATGTCAAGCACAGATGCATAATGACCCCCACCTGATACAATATCAAGGGTGCCATCATCAGATGGGGGAGCGGTGAAACCATCACCACTCCCTTTGTCTGCTCGTGTAATTCTGAAACCAAAGAGTTCAGCCATACTATAATACTCCTAATTTTACCCAACTATTTAGTCGGTTTGTAAAACTAGATTATACGCCGGCATTAAATGACGTATAGCGCCAAGTAATATCAAAGGTTTCAATGTCACTTACTGTGTCCATGCTCAGTTCGATTGGAGCAAGTGCCTGTGGCCAACAACTAGTTAGAGTGTACTGTTTTAGAACAGTGTCATCTCTGTCAAGTTGTTGTACTACCATATCGGCAGTATAGTCAGTAACATTCGTAACACCAGTATTAGTATCAAGGTCATTGATACCGTTCATCCATCTTTCCATACCGTTCCTGATTGCGAAATCAGTATCGTTAAGGACTGTGGTTGTCCATGTTTCAAATGTTCTGTCACCAGCGAGGAACAATTGTCTACCTCTGAAGTTCACAGTAATCTCAGGGATTGTCTGGCCAGGCAAACTTGCTGCCTTAATGAAGAACGATGAAGTTCCCAATGGTAAACCAGTTGCAATGCCTGGCGGTGTATTCAGAATAACTCTGAATTGGTTTGCTCTCGCACCGCCACCGATAAGTTGAGCTTTAAATTGATCAATAGTTGCCATTTACCCTCTCCTTATCCTGCTATCTCTGAGAACTCAACACCAGTTCGTACTGCTATGAAGTTCAGTGTGATGAAGTTGATAGAACGTGCTGGTTTGATGTAGATGTCACCAATAAACTCGTTTCTGTCAATTACTTCACCTGTGTTATTTGTTTCATCACAGATTACTTTAAAGTCTGTGATACCTCTTCTACCTTGAACATCTCTCAAGAAAGGTTCAATCAAGTTCTTAAATTGCGCTCTTGTGAAGTCATCATTGAATTCAAAGAGTTGGAACTTGGCTGCGTTTGCAATTGCTTTCTCAAGAACAAGGAACAATCTACGCACGTTAATTCTGTCAAATGCAGAAGGTCTTGCGAGGGCTGTCTTGTCACCAAAGAGGAATGTTCCCTGTCCTGCCTCAGAGATAACTGGGTTAATTCTGGCAGGGTAAAGAATATCTCTTTGTGCCTTGTTTGGGTTAAATGCAAGTTTAACTGCACCACGAATCTGTCCTCTGTTCAGTCCGGCAGGTGAGAACCATGCGTCTGCGACTTGGTCAGTATTCGCACATACACCAGCAATATCACCATTCAATGGTACATAACGGAATACGTCATTATATCTGTCGTAGATATATTTGTATCCACTATCAAACACTGCATATGAAGAACTTGAAAGTCCATCAAAGAATGCTTTTACATTGGATGTCTGTGTAATTGCACTGGTAACACTAACAACATCTTCTCTACGAGGAGAGATAAATGCAACACAATCTTTTCTTGCTTCGCAAAGGTCGATTATGTTGGTTGCGTGTGCAGTTCCGTTTGAGCCTCCAGTTGGACATTCGCCTGCCATTACGAGGTTGATGTCAACTGTTGCTGAGTCTGCAAAGAACTGATATGCAGTATCCAGTTCACCTACACTTGGTTTTGCTGGACTATTTGTTGTTTGTACACCACCAGAAAGTGTTGATGTAATAATACCTGCCTTACCAGCAGTAGATGCATATGTAGCACTTGAGCCTGCGATTGCAGCAGTAGTAGATTCGCCTGCATCAGTTAATGACGCATCGTGATCTGTCCATCTAACATACTGTGAACCGTTATTAACTACGTTCACATAATAGTTAGTTCCCCCCTGTGCAGTTCTGGCATCAGATGCCTGAGACACAAATGAGAATATTTCTAGAACAGAACCAGTTCTACCACCAGCAGTACCGTATTTAGAACCACTGATTAATCCAGTTGTGTCATAAACAACAACATGAACTTCATCATTAGTTATGTTTTTACTTGCACCAAATGTTGATGTGCCTGGAGCCGCATCTACTTGGTCATAGAACTTCCAACGTCTACGAACATTTGTTGCCGCAGTCAAGGCAGATTTAAGTCCACCACCGTTAGGATTATCTAGTTGTCTAATGTGAATATTATCACTTTGAATTAGAGTAACTTCATACTCTGTTCCATCTGCTTCTTGGAAGTGAACAATGTCACCGACATTGAACTTTGCTCCACCATCACCGGCAGAACCACCACCGTTGTCGATGCCAACAACTGTTGCACCAACGGCAGGTGTTCCTGTAGTTACGCCGACTGTACCAGCGTTTCCACTAAATGTTTCTTCAAAGCCTGTTGCGTTTGCACAGACTGATACGCCGAGGGAGTTACCTTCAAGGCCAGGAGATTTTGCAACCCACTCCCCTTGAGAGGAAGAACCATTTCCATTATTGAAATAATTATCCTCATAATCCTCGTCATTTTTAATTAATACAGCACTACCGACAGCCGCATTTTTCATACCAGCCATCTCGGCTCTTACTACTCTTAATGCGTTGCCATACTGTAAAAAGTTGGCGGCTGTATACCATGTCTCAAAATTATCTGAGTCAGGTGTGCCAAAGTTTGCAGCCAATTCTTGTTCCGAACTAATTGCAGTAACGACTCCGACAGGGCCTTTACTAAAATTACCTGCCATCGCACCTATAGAGGTGGATACTGCTGGAACAATATTGGTCAGATCAATCTCTTTGACTAGAACGCCAGGCGATACTTGAAATGCCATTGTCTTTTCTCCTTATGGGTTCATTAATATAAAGTTTCCAAACTTACGTCAATATTTATAAAAAACGCACTCTACACTAATTTTTTATAGGTTGTTTGCACATAAATAATTCTATGTCAGAACACTATCAGAAATACAAAGAAACCATTAAAAAGGTTTCTCAACGCAACTACAGGGCTCGCAAGATATGGGTAAACGAATATCTTGGTGATAAAGTCTGTAGTTACTGTGGGGAATCTGAAAATGCCTGTCTCCAATTTTATCCTCACGAGAGGAAAATTCGTTCTCTCACTAAAAGAAAAGGTTTGAATGAACAATCTAGAACTGAAGTAAAAGAATATATCAGTAAATCAAAGGTTGTTTGTGCAAATTGTTTTCTAAAATTAGAGAATGATATTATTGATATTATGTAGGGGTTTAATGTTTTCTACCAATCAGATTCGTAGGAACGAACTACTGGACTCCATCGTGTTCCATATTCGTCAACCATAGTTGGGCCATCACCCCCTAGTCCATCATCAATAAATCCAAACGGGGCCATGTCCTGTTCTAGTTGGTGTTGTTGTTCTAAAAACATTCTAGCACGAATGTCATCATCTGTCAACTCTTTAAAATAAGTTTGTTCCACCAACCACGCAAAGATTACACAACACATTGCCAAGTCATCTGTATGTCCTTCTTCTGCCTCAAAGGATTGTCCTTTTAAGATAAAGGTAGAGAATTCGTTAATTAAGTCATAGTCTGTAATAATTAGTTTATCTGTTTCGATGATCTGTTTTAGATTAGAGCATCCTAGTTTTTTAACTGCCTTTGTTGTCCTTACCCCAAGTTGTGCTTTACCACCAGAGAAGCCACCTCCAACGATTTGTCCTGCCCGACCACGCATACTTGCCATAATAAGGTTCTCATACTCCAAATCAAACTGTAGTGCAGTTGCAACCTGTTCACCAATATCATTTACTTCTACTAGAACATATGCCTGATTATATGCCTTTGCAACATCGTGAATTATGTTAGGAAATAGTAGGGGTTTGATTTCGTTGTTACGATATTTTGCAACAATCTTATATGGTACTGTAGACACATCAAAAACAATAAATGCAGAGTAGTCATTGTTTGTTCCTCTTGCAACGTCAGCAACTACAACGTATGTTGCACCCTCTCTTGGTTTTTCATACATATCTAATCCAGCATTTGACTGAATAGGATTATAAAAGGCCATAGTCTTAATCTTTGAGGGATTGATAAGTGTGTTTGCAGAACCTAAGAACTCACAGTCAAACTCTCTCCTGAACTGTTCTTCAGAAGTGTTTGCAATTGTTTCTGTTCTCCACTTTTCGTCACGGCCTGGCACTTGACTCCAGTGAACATCTATGATATTATATGAGTTTCTTTTGTTCTCTGCATCTACCCATAACTTGTAGAAAAGATTCATACCGTTAGGTGTAGATACAATAATAACCTTTGTAGATTTACCAGATGAGATTGTGGGATACACAGAACTAAAGAAGTCCTCAGCAACATTAGTTGGAACAAATGCAAATTCGTCCAAGAATATCATGTTGTAAGAACCACCACGAACAGCAGATGAAGATGTAGATGATGCAACTACCCTACTACCATTCTCCAAGTCCACTGAACCTTTGTTCCAAGACACTACCCCTTGTTGTAACCACTTAGGAAGGTTCTCGTATGCAAGTTGGAGTCTACCAAGAATATCTCGTGCAGTCGAAGCCTTGTTGGCAAGGATTGCAACATTCATGTTAGGATTGAAAAGAACGTAATGAAGAATGTATGATACCATAGTCGTAGACTTACCAGACTGTCGTGGCATCTTACAGATAGTAAAACGATTGTCGTGAATTGTGTCTACGATATCTTCTTGGAAGTCGTATAACTCAAAAGGAACGAGTCCTTCATCAAGAGATACAATCTTGATATAGTTTCTAATAAAGTATATGGGATTTTCCATACACTCTTGATACTCAAGAATCTGTTCCTTTGTCCAGTTGACAGGAACATTAGATTTTTTTAGTAGTGGGTTTCCAAGATAGTGTTCAACATTCTGCATAACATAACTTTATTTCTAGGCAAGATGGGCCGGTTTTTCTGCAAACGCAGCATAAAAATGTTGTCTTGTGTTTATCTGGTTGAAAGCAGCGTTAGTATCTGGAAGTCTAAAACCGTTTGAGTGAATATCCATATAGTCACCAGCTGTACTACCATTATTATTTGGATTATAGTCAGTACCCCACATGATATATCCATTGGTTGTTGAAGTAGAACCATTAACGTGTCTAGATTTATCCCAAATCGATTGCCAGTTTCCGTCTGTCCAAAGCCAAATCCAGGCAGGTTGGAAACCACAATAGATGAAAGGCCCCCGATCATCGTTGTTACCATAATAACTTCCAAAATGAGAATACCCCTCTACACCATGCCAATAATAGGCAACTATTTTATCATTACTACCATTTACTGAATTATTACTTCCTAAGTTAAACACAGAGTTCGTAGGTACAGATGGGAAAACAGATGTGTTATTAGTGTCATTTGCTACTAAATTATCAAGTGGAAAAAATTGGTTAGCAGGAGATCTTGCATTCAAATGATGATGCCATCCGATTGCAGTACTATTGTCATCCAGATTATTAAAAATTGCCCATTCAGGCGCTTTATTCAAACCATGTCCTATTGAAGCAGTAGATGCTCCATTACCAGTATATGTCATCATTCCTTGGCCAGCAGTTGTATTTACTTTAACAGAAGTTTGTATAGATCCATCAGTATTTGCTGTCATAGAACCGCTACCAAAGTTCCAACCATATGCGATATGTTCTCTATTGGCCTCATTAAAGTTATTTTTATCTCCAAGAGTAATACCGCTACTTGAATAGGCGGTCACCCCATTATTGAAATGGACTCCTTCTGTACTTTGAGTGGCATCATTAGTCCAAGACTCGGCAGGACTTTTAGCACCAGATTGATCATTAAAATATGGAGTTCTGTTCGTATTAGTGCTTAGATGTCCTATCCACACCATATCTGGTTCAAAGTTAAACGGAACATTTAGTCCAGCATTACCTGTACCATCATATTTAACAGCATCAAAATGTCTATTCGCATTATTTGCCGCAGATAAATGATTTACAAATGTTGAAGTTTGAGATTTTATATTCTCAGTACAAAGCGAAAGAAACCCTGTTGGGGGTGCGTAGTGAAACTCACCAAAGCCATTTGCATCGGCGGCCTGTGCGCCACTTCCACTTCCCAAGTTTATATTAAAAGAAGAATCTTGTCCGAAGTTTAGGAAGGCAGTATTTGAACCAGTTGTTCCGTCTGATCTTAGGAAGAAAACAGGATGCGCCCAAACATTATCTGGAACAGCGTCCATTGTCATAGTTTCATTTGTGCCTGCTGATGGATTTCCATCTGTTCCACCATCATTTGCTATCCATGTATTATTGTGTCCAAACCAAATCTTATTATTATCAAAATCTGCTGCCACTTGAACAATGTCTAGATGGGCTACAGTTTGATTTGATGTTCCATTGGTGCCGCCCTTTCTGTAGAAAGAACTACTCCACACTCCCCAAATATAGTTATTCTGTAAAATTGATGAAAATGGATCGGCCGATGTTCCAAATTGATTATAAACTGTTGCATGAGAATGTAAATCACTATCCCAACCAAAAGCAACTCGTAGGTTATCACTATTTGAAAGACCCACTACTAACTCATAATACCATTTACCACTATTAACACCATGACTACCAAAAGTTGCATCCCAATTTCCTGTTCTGTTAGTCTTTATTCTTAAATTTCCTCTATCATCAGTCAATCTATGAGATGGAACGGCACTAGCAAAAACATTCATTGGGTCATCTTTATGCACATCTTCTGCCTGAATGGCGCTTACAGTGTAATTATTAGAATTACCACTTGAATCTAAACCAAGATTAGATGAATCAGAGAAGTTTAGATATGTTCCATAGGTATTGGTAGCTCCATGAGAACCAGTATAGGCCTTGGCAACCCATATGCCATTATAAAACTCTCCAAACGATGTAGGAGCAAGAACTGCATCATTTACTATATGAAACTCTGAAAGATAACCAGCATGATAACTAGTGGCATTTGGTTCGTACCCAATGGCAGTCTCGCCACCACTGTTAAATAATTGACAAGTTGTATTTTGTGTAACTGATGTAGTTGTATTTAGATCTTTTCTTACACCATCTACATAAATTATAAGTCTGTCTGCTGCAGTACTATTGGCAGAATCAAAGTTACAAACTATATGATAAAATTTAGATGTATCTCTAAATTTTTCTACAGTCACCATATTTGCTGTTGATGTTCCACTATTTCTGTTGAAAAATTGAATCGCATCATTTTGAAAATAAAGGCCACCTTGATTGTCACCAGTAGAATTTCTTCTGTAAATAATTCTTGCAGTTTGATTTTTTGTTCGTCTTACCCAAAAACTAATAGTAAATTTCGCTCTATTACCGGCGCTATTACCAGTGTAAGTATTTGTCAACTTAGAGTTTTGACCATCATCAAACATTAGAGAACGATTTAAGAAAGTTGACCTAACTGGACGTAAAACCACTAAATTAAACTGTCGAGTATTTGTCTGATTTTCATCGTCTGTCGCAGTAACAGTGAAGGTAAAAGTTGTATCTGTATTTACAGATGCAGGCGTACCAGTAATTTGTCCATTTGCAGAACCTAAAGCAGTTCCAGAAGGTAACGCACCAGATGTTACTGAATATGCAAGAGTTCCTCCATCTGGTTCTGCCGCAACAATAGTAATTGTTGACATGGTCTGTCCACCTTCAATAGAACCTACATTACCAGCGGCAGTTGAAAATGCTGGTGTTCCATTGTATGAAATACCACTTGTTAGTCTTGCAGAAAGTCCATTTGCATTTGTAACTATAACATCATAATCACCGGCAGTTTTTGCTGGTGTCACAAATGTAATAGATGTTGATGACACTACTGATACAGAAGTTGCAGAAGTACCACCAACTGTTACTGTTGCACCTGATTGAAAGTTTGTTCCAGTAAGTGTTATTGTTTCGTTACCTGCTGGATCAGCGGCAGTCAAAGAACCAGAATATGCCAAACTTGTAATTGATGGGGGAGAGTCGATGGCCTGCCACAAACCACCGGCGTATTGCTCTAGTCTTGCAAAATCTGTATTATATCTTAATTGTCCGTTTGCTGCGCTTGAAGGACGTTGTGCAGTTGTACCTACTGGAAGATGAACATATTGTGTGCCCGGCAGCGCCAAACCACCGGCAGTATCATCCAGTTTCGCTGTAGTAATTGCATCAGCACCAATTGCAGTTTGTTTGATTCGTGTCAATGGCATTTTAATTTTTCCCTTTTAACATCTTTTGCAGTTCAGCAGTACTTCCTACAAACAATGCATTCGTTACATTTTGTGGTGCAGAGTTAGGAACTTCTTTTAGTTTCTTCATCTTAGTCTGCAAGTCTCCAAGTTTTTCTGTTACTTCTGCAACCTGTTTTATTAAGTTTCCGGCCACCTCATAACTACGAGGATGTTCTGATTCTCTTGCAAGGTCTAGGATACCATCAATTGCATCCTGTCCTCTTTCTATCAGATTGTAAAAGTTTTCTCTCTGATATTTATAATCATTATCTATATCTTCTTCAGTTCCAGTTGTTGTCGGAACAAGAACTGGTTTAGGTGGCGTTACTTCTCTAGTCGTTGTTTCTACAACATCTGTAATACCAAGAACATTATCTAAAATATCAGTCTGGTTAGACATCTAATCACCTATTCAGTTTCCCATTCACCTTTTGATTCGTTCCAGACAGTTGAATCATCCATGTCTGAAGGAAAGGCTACAGGGGGTTGCCAATTCTTTTTTGTTGAATCCCATGTCCAAGATGCATATGGTTTTGGATAATAAAAGTAATCACCTTCTGCATCGTAATGTTGTCCAATTCCACCAACATCAGATTCTATCCACTCGCCAGGCATAGTATCTACACGACTTGATAAATCATCTGGCTCAATCATTATGCAATCTACCACCATCTCTTGGTTAATTTTAATATGTCTACTCATAATTACTCCTATCAATCAAGTGTATACTTGATAATAACGACACCAGAACCGCCATTACCACCTGTGAGATAATCACCACTACTAAGATTAGAATAGAGGGATGCATTACCAGCAGTTACCTGTCCGTTTGCACCAGAACCACCGCCACCAGTATTGGCTGCAGCATTGACACCAGCCCTATAATCATTAGAACCGTTTACAGTGTGTACACCATCGGCACCGCCACCCAATCCACCACCAGATGTAACATTAATGTTACCATCAGTATATGATGAACCAGAACCGCCACCAGCGTAGTATACGTCACTACCAACAACTTCTCCGACTGATTGTGCAGTTGCAACTGTGGATGATATAATTGTGTTTATTACACCATCACCACCAAATCCTCCTTCTCCACTATAATCGGTGTCGTTACCACCTCTTTGTCCAAGAGCACCAGCTCCTCCACCACCAGAACCACACTGAACACTAGTATTTGTACCTCTTTGACCACCTTGAAAACCTTGTCCAGATGTTCCAGAACCAGCGCCTCCAGAAGTTTGGGTTGATGATGAACAGGCACCACCACCAGAACCACCAGATTGTCCAACGCCACCGTTCCAAGAACCACCGCCTCCACCACCAGTAGATACTATTTGTGTACCAATTGATGAGTCACCACCGTTAGCGCCTGGATTACTATTGTTTGCCTGTGCGCTTGTTCCGCCGGCACCAACCGTAATTGAATGAGTTGCGGCAGACATGGTAAGTTTACTCTCTACAGAACTACCACTTGCTCCACCAGTATTTACAATTGATGAACGAAGACCACCGGCACCACCACCGCCACCTCTATACCAACGTCCACCTTGGCCGCCACCGGCGACTACAAGAAAGTCAACATTAGATAGTTGATTTGGTACAACAAAGTTTGCACTCTGTTTAAAGATATGTGTTCTTGTCAAACCATCTTCAACTATATGGTCACCACCAGTGGGTATGGCGCTAACTGTTTTATTGAATGCGGCAGATGTTCTGTTATCAGTATTAGTTACTGTTATTGCAACAACTGTTCCACCACTCTGGCCATAGATTGCAGAGGGAGTGGCAACAGTCGCAGAAACATCACTAGTAGGTGTTACTGTAACTGTAGATGCAGAACCACCAGAAGGTGTAAAGGTAACAACCAAGTTTGCTACTAAAAAATTTGATCCAGTAATTACAAGGTTTCCGGCGAGACTATTATAAATTTGACCTGTTATAGTAGTAATAACCGGCGTCAAAGGTGAAACCTTACCCCAAGCATTTCCATCATAAATTTCTGTACTTTGTAAATCAGTATTAAATCTCAAGTTACCAGATGTAGGTGAACCTGGCCTTTGTGCAGTAGTGCCTGCTGGTAAGTCAAACGCACCAGTAGATGTGTTTGCATCATTAGAAACCTCAGTAGAAGTGACAGTAATTTTTCTAATTGTCATTTGCGTTTATCCTAATTCTTTCCTACTATTTATTCATCTTGGTCGGTTGTAGGGTTATAATTTTTGGCATCTTCAAAGAAACTGGTTGTTTCATTAAAACCAAAGTTATCATCATCTGGATCAAACTCTTGTGCCGTTGCAGTATTTGGTGTAGGTGTAACCGTATATCTCTGTTCTCTAGTAGGTGCATTGACAGGCATATTTGCATATTGGTCAACCTGTACAGTACGAATAACATTTTGCGATGTTACTGGGCCGTACAAGTAGTACTTTGCAGTAAAAGACAAAGTGTAGATAACACTCCTTCTACTTGTAAAGTCACCCTCATAGTCATCTTCATATGAA